AAGTAATGGTTTTTACTTGTTCTTCTGTAAGTTCAAATTTGTATTTATCAAAGGCTTCATTTCCCATCACTTCGTCACGTCCTATCGCTTTAAGCCATTGGTTACGGGTAATGATTCCTGCATCCCATTCAAGTTGGTAAGCTTCATTTAATGCCTTCTTGCCTTCGCCCTTTGCCTTGTTTGTTGCTTGTAGTGCAGGAAGGTCATTGTAATTCATTACGATTTCAATGTTCTGATCGTATGTATTAAGCTGCTCGTTAAGCTGCTCGTCAATTAAATCTTCGCTTGCAGGGATTACTGTGTTTTGGTATAGTAATGTATCTGCCGTATTTACGTTATTGAATGTAGATTGATCGGAGTGAGCGGACAAAGGGAATGGATAGCCATAAGCTTCGCAAATATCCTTAACGCTTGAAAGCATATCTTCGTGAAGCATCAGGTCTTTTACATTCATGGCCATTTGTTGCCAGTGCAAATCCGCAGTCGTTATAATTACTTGTGATTGACCTCTTGCCAAACCATAGTTTGTATAAAACTGCTGCTCTACTTTCCTTCGTTCTTCCGGTGTTATTGGGATATGCCCTAATTGGTCTTTGCCCTGATTGGATAATATACCCAAAGCTCCGTGCTTTTGAACCAATGTTGCCTTTGCTTCGTACAATGCAATTACCTGACTGATAGGGTAACGCAAAGCAGTCATTCGACTGTGTGGCATCATTGTAATAGGGTTTGTTAGTGTACTATCTGTAAAGTACATTAAATCTTCCCAGTTCAACTCTGTGCGCTCGCCATTAGCCGTAAAGTATATTCTGTAAATGTCACCTAGGTTTTTATATGAATCAGGTAGCCCGTAAATAATTTTGCGCTCAAATGTTAGATTTTCTGAAGGCAAAACAAAAAGCTGATACGGCATATCTTTAAACCCTGATGCGTATGATTTTAGACAAAAGCACCACCCTGCTATAATTACGTTTGAATACAGTTGCTTAAAAAAGTGTTTTCGGGATTGCATTGGGTTTGGCCGCTGCAATAATCGTTCCCATTCTTTATTCTTTCCCCTTGCATAGTTTCCCGTTGTTCTGTTTAGAACTTCGAATTTCCCTGCCACAAAAGCTTCTGAAAGATTGTTTACTATTGCTGCCAATGGTGCACACTTGTAAAACGCCTGATAGAGTAATCGGGTGTTACCCAAATCAACATAAGATACTCCGCCATCTGAATTGTACGGTATGAATCCCATGCCTGCGGGAAATGCGACCTGCCCCATGTTATTCCCTGCTGCAAACGGTGTATTGGTCGGCAACACAGTAAGAGAATCCCAGTTATTTATCCCGTTGTTAAATTCTGTGTTCGACTTCATCCCAATATTTCTTTGTTACAAGTGTTTCATTTGGCATTATAAATTTTTCCTCCCTGTAAATTGATAGGGTGTAATAGTAACCTAGCCACAGCCAAACAATCCTATTTTGCGACTGAATGAATAACCTTTTAGGAATCCATGCAAATCGCTTTTCTTTTGGCTTTAATGCGCTTTTTATTACCATATTGCAGACAAATGTATTAATTTTTATGAATAGTACTTGAATTTATTTAAAGACGGTTAATGATCCCCATGGAAACCAAATCCTGCGCCAAATATCTTGCAGGGTCAATAAGATGATTATTTAAATCTTCCGGATCTTCCTCAACAACTCCAAACTTATCTACTTTTCTGCTGTAATTTTCCTGCTCATATTCTAAATCTTCTGAATCAGAGGTATAATAAACTTGTGTAAGATTGTTCAACAAATCAATCCCATCAACAATAGACCCTGCACCTTTTAAAGCTGGCATGGCCATGTATCCCGATCTTCGAAGTACAGCTATCTTTAAAGGCCGGTTCGTATCGCAAATTATTTTTGAGCCTTCTGTTATCCCTAACTTACGGAACATCCATGAAACGATACCATCTTCTGTACTGTTTATCTGTATTAGTTCTGTTGGCGTTAATTTCTCCCTTATTTGGTTTTCAGATAAATAATTAAGCTGTCGAAGGTAAAGGCAATTGTCGTAGTATTTCCCTGCTATTATTCCCCATGGATCAACCGTACCCCAATCGGTAGCAAAGTATTCCGGCACGTCCATTTTTAAATAGTCCTCCAATGAAATAGGCTTCCAATGGAATATTCTGTTTGGTCTTTCTCCTTTCAATCCTAACCCATAAACACACCAATTGAAATCATTAGCGGTGTTTTTTGCTTCGTTTTCTCTACACCGGATAAGCTCTTTTATTTGTTTTGCTGTAAAGGATTTGGGATTGTTTGAATAATCGTAGGCTTTTGCTTCTGTTTCAGTCAATAGTTTTAAAACAACAATATCGCATCTGCTAACAGGCTGATACGATAATATTTTAATCTTCTGCTCTACAGGGCAAAAAGGATTGTCTTTAAATGTTGAGTGAATTACAATAGCCCTGGGGTCTTTGGTCAAATCATCAATCCAATGATTCTTTTTAGGATTCCAATCAATTAAAATAAAATCTTCTGTACGTTGGTCTATCTGATCGAATGTATCACGGCTTATCTTGTATGGTTCGTTTAGCCATGCCACAGCCTTATTCAAACCCATAACCTTTTCTTCATCATCTGTACCATGTATCTCAAATGTAGAACCGGTATTGTAGGTAAAGATACTTTCTGTAATATGGAATGTTTGGTTAATCTTGTAAGTTCCCCACATCTTGAAATAGCGTATTGCATCATTCAAAACAGTATCCTTACAATCTTTCTTTGTATCCCTCCATGCAGTTATGCGCTTGTCTTTCTGTGAGCGTCCGTATAGATCGCAGCATTGTATTAAAGAGCCTGTCTTGCTGCTCCGGCTTGATCCGGTGTTTATAATGTACTTGTATTTTCTTGTGCCATCCTCATTCAAAGCATGAATAGCCTCCCAATTCTTTTGAAATACTATTGTTGCGTCCATAGGGTTTGGCTATACTTGTTTTTCTTTTATTTTGTCTTATTCGGGTTATTTTTAGCACTTTAATAGATTTTATCTATTATTCTTCATTTGGCGGCACTATATTTATACTTAAGGTAGCAGGAGCGATAGCCTTATTATCGCTTGTAACATCAATTTTATCTGCGTATTTCTTAGGGTTCATTTTAGACATTAGCCATTTACGCGTATCAACTCTCAATTTTGATCGGTTTATCCATTCATTATCAGGGATATCTCCTTTTTCAGTGGATATGGTATCGTTTTCTGTGAAGTCTGCTATCTCAATAATTTCATCAGCTAAAACTTCGGTTCGCTCTTCGCACGCGCGGGCGTACTGTGTGGCTTTTAGATTATTGTCTTCCGGATCATCAAGCCATGAATAAAAAGTAGTGCTATCAATTTTATTTTCCTGTGTTTTTAATGCTTTGCGCAATGAAAGACCGTTAGCAATAAGATTGCATATATCGCTTACTATTTTGTTTCGTTCTTCTGCGCTAAATGCCATTATGATAAAGTTTCTGTTGGTGTTGGGGCTTCCGGTGTAAGTGCTACCGGTGCTGTTGGTATTTGTTGAACTTCTGTTGCTCCCCATCCTTTGCAGTTAGGGCATATTGCTGTACCGTTGTTTACTAGTCCGGTAGATATTGCAGGCTGTACTGAAGGGTCGGAGCATATAGCGCATGGATAGGGAAGCTTATCAAGTATTTCAGCTTCGAGCGCAGCAAGTCCGGCAGCAAGTGTTGTTTGGCCACCTCCTCTTATTACTATTTCCCTTCGGTATTCAAAGGGCATTGTTGACCCGTCCATTACTGCCATTGTTGTATTGTTTTTACGAAGGTAAGAAACTTTTAATTAATGAATATCCAATTACTATTGCAAAAACAAAGAACAATACTGCTATTAAATAATGTTGTTTTTTTGTAGCATTTCTAAAAATAAGCACCGATGCAACTATTTGAGAAATTAATAACGCTACCACGACCATTGTTTCTATTATTTTAATTATGCATTGTATAAATGTTGGGTTTCCGCTCATAATTTCTAATTATATCCTGTGATTTTAATTTTAGACTTACCGTTTTCTCTGTAAAATATTCCTTTTAATTTAACTCCAAAGGCATAGAATTGAACTTCTGTTCCGTCTTTGATGTCTTGATAAAATTGATGTTCTGCGGGGCTTATTATGCATCCTTCCGGAGAACTAGCTTTCTTTCGTAGAGCATTGGCATTTTCGTTGTTTACCCCTTCAATAGCCTGCATTAATGCTTGTGTTGTTATTGGCTGATTCATTTTTACAAAATTATTTTTGAATTGCTGTTTCAATATGTTTTCAAATGTTTTGCTTTTAAGTCCTTCAGGTATTGGATAATTGTTTGTGTGGGTCATTTTTTAATTATTTTTTGAAAATAAGTTATCGGCATTGAGTTCTCTTAAATGCCGTATTTGTGAAATAATATTATTCATTCGTTTTTGGACTTCGAAAGCCTGCTTTTTTATAGACTTCATGTCGAATAGTTGCCCAATTACATTTTTATTACGATTTAAATAAGCCTTGGTTCTTTTTGTCATTTTGATTGTTTTGGCATTATTATTAATGAATTTTTCAAGTAATTTGATGTGAAGATGTAACTTTCAAATTTGTCTTCATAGTTTATTAATGGATAAAGATCTGGCTGCTCAATACAACACTTAATTTGAACCCACATCTTTATTGTTGTTTCACTATCCAAAAAACTTATAACTAATTCTCTGGTTCCGTTCTGTATTATTATTTTGAACATTTTTTTTGTTTTTAATTGTTAGATAAATTGTTTGTTTCGATTGTTGGCGGTATTTTTAGAAATGTTTGCACTCTATCTTTCATTTCTTCAAGATTTCTTATTGTGCATGGCTCTTGTAAATGTTTTGCCGCAGGAAGCATATCTTCTATTATTTTAAGAATATTTTTGTAATGAATATGGAATGGGTTATACCCTGTGGCATGATCTATCATTGCATCAATTCCTGATGTTGTTTTTATTGCCTCCATGGCTTTCATTTCTTGTTCCATCATATAATATCCTGCGCTTATAGTAGAAGCGGAAGTAAAGTTTTCGGAATTATCCCAAATGTTTTTCATAATTTATATTTTAAAAGTGAACTGCTGTGTTAGATTTGAGTGAGGCTGGCAATCAAAATTAAGTTACCCCCATATCCCCCATAGATATAGTAATAACTGTTTTTTTGATTACCTAAAATTGCATTAGTTGAGTTCTCGTTTCGTTTTGGCTGTGTGCTATTGATAAGTTTACGAAGCAACGCACACATTTAAAATCATTTCCTGCACTTGCTGCA